GTTCACGACAGCAGGACTTCTCCGATCATTCCGTCTTTTAGATGATATGAATCGTGAACAAAGTGATCTCAAAGAAATATATGCCTTTATTACAAATCAAGACACACCATCTACAATTCTAACTAAAGAAATGGAAAAATATCGTAATGATTTCAACACATTTATGGAAACACCAACTCATAAATTTGCAGAACTTCCGAGATTAGTTTACAAAATGCAAGAAGATATGCGACGATTTGAAAAATGGTATATGTCTATGGATAAAGAACAAAAACAAGAAGCATTTACAGTATATTCTTTGAGTACACTAGTGAATAATCGTATCCATAAATATTTCCAACTTGACATCAAAAACATGAGTAGACAAGAACCATTTGTCATCTTGTTGCAAGGTAACCCTGGTGAAGGTAAAACTCAACTAGCAAAAGAATTAGCTAGACATTGTTGCATAGATATCTTAGGAGTAGACCCAAAAGAACATATTGCTGAAATAACACCAGAAGACAAGTATTGGCCACCATTTGGAGGTCAAACTGTAGCGTTGTTTGACGACGCAGGATCATCACAAGATTTGAAAGACGACTTACTGTTCAAAAATCTAAAGAATATTTGTTCTCCAGTAATGTTCAATGCCGCAGGAGCAGACGTAGACCATAAAATTAATCCAATTAATTTTAAAATCATCATAGCCACCACCAATACAGAACTACCACAGTTAGCAGCAAGAATAGCAAGTATGTATGATGCCAATTCAGTACCAGCATTTATGAGACGTATGATTGTAGTTAAAACTACATGGAACAAGAAAGTAGGAACACACAATCCTAATGCACCATGGAGTAATAACTATAAGAAAGACTTTTCTCATCTCAATTTACATCTAAATACATGGACTATTGGAAAATTCGAGCAAGGAAGAGATCTTACACTCCCTAACCTTTGTGAATTAATAAAGCAACGTGAAGGACACTTTTCACGTGATTTCACAAAATGGCTTGTAAAATTGGATTTGATTAAAGAAAATGCAAAATCACATTACTCTATTGTAATGCATGGCCGTGCTGGTCAGGGTAAAACAACTTTAGCCCGTAAAACAGCACAAGATATAGCCATTGGATTTAGATTTCCTTTCTATGAAGTGGCCACATTTGAAACTCTTTGTAAACTTACCTTTAAGCAAAGGTGCGTATTATTACTAGACGACATCGTTAGAGAACAAATGACCCTTGAAGAAGAAGGAATTCTAATGGATTTGTATAACTCAAAATTGCAAGACGGATCTATTCTTATATGGACTACCAACGTATCACCCAGAAAGCACATACCAGCACTTACTCCAACATCTATAGTAACACAGCG